TAGAATTTCGGTTACCGTATTTAAAAATTTTGGGACTGCCTACTTTAACTATAAGGACTACGAAATAGAATTTGTTGGAGCTAGAAAGGAATCATATTCAAGAAATAGCAGAAATCCTAAAATAGAATCAGGAACTTTTATTGATGATATTAACAGAAGGGATTTTAAGATTAGAAGAATGGAAACAAGAGTAACTGCAAGTACGATTGCAGATACAGAGTATTATTCTTTACCTGATAATTTTGTAGCAATGAGAAATATACAACTTAATACTGACCCTAAAACAGCATTAGAGTATATGACACCTGAACAAATGGATAGAGTTAGAGGTGGTAGTTCTACAGGCAAACCCAAAGCATACTCTATTATTGGAAATAACTTTCAGTTAAGACCAATACCTGATGGGGTCTATCAAATAGAAATGTTATACTATAAGTATTTTACTGCATTATCAGATTCTAATACTACTAATGATATGCTTACCTATCACCCTGATGCTTACTTATATGGTGCGTTGGTTGAAGCCGAACCTTATTTACAAAACGACAAAAGAATACAAACCTGGGCAGGTTTTTATGATAGAGCAAAACAAGATATCATTTCATCTAATGAAAGAGATAGACATTCAGGAGTAGCACCAACCACAAGAATTGACTTTGGAGCTTATTAGTGACTACATGGACCACTGTAAGTACTAGTAGCACTTCTTGGACTACTGTTCCTGAAACAGCACAAGGTTATATTGAAACAGAAGATAACTTGTTTTTGATAGAAACTGAAGATAGTGAATTAATACAACAAGAAGATAAAACAGATATAGCACCTGGTAATTGGCAAGATGCACCAGCAGTATCGACAACCACTTGGACAATACAATAAATGGCAACTAAAAAGATTTCAGATTTTACGGCAACCACGACACCATTAAGTAGTGCCGTGTTCCCTATTGTTCAATCAAGTTCTAATTTAAAAGTTACACTAGCTAATATTGCAGCTAATATGCCTGACCTATCAGCAACGAGTATTACTACATCAGGAACAGCTACTGCAACAGGTGGATTTGTTGGAAACTTAACAGGTAATGTAACAGGAAATCTAACAGGTGTTGCAAGTTCTGCAACGGCTTTAGCAACTGGCAGAACGATTGGGATGACAGGCGATGTTACTTGGACATCAGCATCTTTTGATGGGTCAGGTAATGTTACAGGCACATCAGCTATTGGCACAGGGGTTATAGTCAATGCAGATGTCAATACAAACGCAGCAATAGATGCTACCAAGATACACGATGGAACAATATCGAATACAGAATTTGGATACTTAAACAATGTATCATCAAACATACAAACACAATTAGATGGCAAGGCATCATCAACTTATGTACCAACTGCAATTACTGTCGCAGATGAGTCGTCAGACACTACTTGTTTCCCCCTTTTTGCAACGGCAGCGACTGGCGACTTAGGTCCAAAGACAGCATCAGGATTAACTTTTAATTCAAGCACAGATGTATTGTCAGGAACTTTTGCAGGAAACATTACAGGAAATGTTACAGGAAATGTAAGTGGCACATCAGGTTCTACTACAGGTAATGCAGCTACAGCAACAGCTTTAGCAACTGCAAGAAATATTGGTGGTGTATCTTTTGATGGCACAGCAAATATTGATTTACCTGGTGTTAATGCTACAGGCACACAAAATACATCAGGACAAGCTGGTACAGTAGCAAGGACAAGAGGTAAAGATTATAAATCAGATTGGGGAAGTTCATCTTCTCCTATATCGTTTGAAGTTAAAGTAATTACTAAGACATCAGCACACCCATATACAGGAGTTGGTTCTAGTAGTGCATATACGATTGATGGAGTTGAGGGTGCTGTATTAAACTTTGATGGTGCAGATACAGGCAAAACTTATTACTATAGGTTTGACCAATCAGATTCTAGCAATAGCACTCACCCATTGAGATTTTATTTAGATGCTGCAAAAAGCACAGCTTATACAACTAATGTAACAACTAATGGTACACCAGGGTCAAGTGGAGCATATACTCAAATACAAGTAGATGAGTACACACCAAACCTATTGTACTATCAATGTAGCAGTCATGCCCACATGGGTAATTACATACATCATATTTCTAATATGATAAACAGTAGTGGAACTTTAATAAAATTACCTACTTCTGATGGCTCGAATGGACAGGTATTGCAAACCAATGGTTCAGGGGTAACAAGTTTTGTATCAGCAGCAACAGCAACATATCCAACAGTATCTTCAATTAGTCCATCAACTATTGGTAATGATGCAACATCAATTACTATAACAGGTACAAATTTTGTAAATGGTATTCATGTAGAAGCTATAAGTTCTACAGGAGCAATCTTTACTCCAAACTCAGTTTCGTTTACTAATTCAACTACAGCAGTTGCAAACTTTACAATAGGTACAGATTCTACATATTTTATTAGAGTTGAAAACCCTGATGGTTTAGCAGCTCGTAGTTCATCAGCATTACTCACAGTGTCAGATGCACCTACATGGAGTACAAGTGCTGGTAGTTTAGGAAGTGTAGCAGCAGGAGCATCAGTATCTTTAGATGTAGATGCTTCATCAGACTCAACAGTAGCTTTTTCGGAAACTACAAGTGTCTTAACTAGCAACTCTGACACACCTGCGAGTACTATGAATTTAACTTTAAACAGCTCAACAGGAGCAATCACAGGAACTGCACCAGCAGCAACAGCAGAGACCACTTATAACTTTACATTAAGGGCAACAGATGCTGAATCACAAACTGCTGATAGAGCATTCAGTATAACAGTAACAGTCGGTGTCAATAACTCTGCACTACTTGGAGGTTCATAATGTCTGCACATTTAACAAGAGCAACATCATCAGCAGGTAATCAAAAAACATTTACATTTTCAGCTTGGCTTAGATTAGGTAAAATAATTACAACTGCACATATATTCGGTAGTGATGTAGATGATGATGGAGCTAATTATTGTCATCTGTCTATAGAAGCAGATGGACTATTAAAATTTTTATCTTTAAATTCTTCTAGTATTGTTGCAAATCTACAAACACAAGCAAAATATTATGACACGACAGCTTGGTATCACATAGTATTAAGAGCAGATACAACTCAAAGTACAGCAGCAGACAGAATTAGAATGTATGTTAATGGTAATCAAGTTACTGCTTTTGCTACATCAACTTATCCAAGTCAAAATGATGATTTAGGTTTGTTTAAAAGTGGTAATGCTACTTTGATTGGTGCAAGAACTCCAGGAGGAACTGGTTATTTTTGGTCAGGAGAAATGGCTCATGTTCATTTAGCAGATGGGCAAAGTTATGCACCTAGTACCTTTGGAGAAACCGATAGCACAAGTGGTATATGGAAACCTAAAACAAACCCAAGTGTTACTTATGGCACTAATGGTGCTTTCCTTAAATTTGAGAATAGTGGAGCTATGGGTACAGATTCAAGTGGAAATGGAAATAACTTTACTGTATCTGGTAATGTTTTACAAAGTGTATCTACACCAAGCAATAAATTTCCAGCATTAAATTTAAGAACAACACATTATGATTATGAGGGACCAAACTATCAGCCAAATGGTGCACACACATTTTGGGGAACTACAGGTACAACAAGAACTTGTTTAATTGATATGTGTTTTGGAGCTGGAAAGTGGTATGCAGAATACAAAATAGAAGAAGCAGATGCTGCAAACTACATAGGTGTAGTTTTAACAGATAGTAGAACACCACAAAAAACAATGAAACACGAAGCTGATTTAGCACAATTAAGTACATCTAGTGGTTCTAGTGCAGCTATGAGTTTTAAAGCATCAGGCACATCACTTGTTTATCAAGGTAATACTTCATCAAGTTATGGTACTGGTATAGTTGATAACGATATTATTATGATAGCTTTTGATTGTGCTACAGGGAAGATGTGGGCAGGTCGTAATGGTACATGGTTTAATGCACCTGGAACATCTAATGCTGGAGACCCAGCAGCTGGTACAAATGATAGTGGTAAAACTATAACGAATACAGATAGAGAGTTATATACATTTTATGTTGGTGGAACAGCATCAGGTGGCAATCAATACTCTCATATAAATTTTGGACATGGTTATTTTGGAACAACAGCTGTTGCATCTGCTAATTCAGATGCTAATGGTTTAGGAGTATTTGAATATGCTGTACCAAGTGGATTTTATGCAGTATGTTCTAAGAATATACAGGATTATGGAGGTTAATTATGGGAACATTTACTAAGATTGCAAAACCATCAGCACACCATGATGAAAAAACATGGGCTGGTTCAGCATCTACTACAACAATAAGTGGATTAGGATTTCAGCCAGACTGGATTCATATTTCAAATAGATCCTCAACAACAGACCACAATGTTGTAGATACTGTAAGAGGTATTGACAAAAATATATATTTTGATGAAACAGATGGACAAGATACAGCTTCAAGAGTAGCAAGTATTACATCAGATGGTTGTACATTAACAGGTGGAGAAGCAAATACTAATACAGCAAGTGCTGGTTTTATTGGACACTTTTGGAAACTAGCTGGTTCAACAACTACAAATGATGCAAGTGCCACAGGAGTAGGCACAATAGATTCAAGTTATCGTGCTAACACCGATGCTGGACTATCAGTGGTGACTTGGACAGGCACAGGTGCAAATGGCACGATAGCTCATGGACTTGGTAAAATACCTGATATGATAATTTGTAAAGATATAGAACAAGATGGATATAACTGGGAAATGTATATGCACACTGGTAATCGTTCAGGTCAAACAGATATCGGACATGGCACACTTAATGAAACAGATGCTCAAATGCCTTTTAATCCAGGTGTTGCAGCACATGATGACCACGAGTATTGGAATGATACTGCTCCAACATCTACTGTATTTAGTATTGGTACTAAAAATAATGTAAATCAAAGTGGTATAGACCAAATGGCAATATGTATTGCAAACACTAATGGTAGTGTAAGAGTTGGTTCATATTGTGGAAATGGAAATGCTTATGGTCCATTTATATTTACAGGATTTAAACCAAGATGTGTATGGATTTGTAGATTTGATACTACAGGAGAAAATACATCTTGGAAAACATCTACCACTATAGCTTTAGGACCTAACAATGCTGCACAAACTGGAAGTGGTAGTAATCATGGAAATAAAATAGAACA